ACATTACGCTGGGTATCTTGAAATTATGGATACAGGTCAAGCCCTTACAAGATTCTTTCAAAGGGATTCAACAAAGGCAAACAACCTAACATTGTATCCTCATAAAGAAAATGAATTCTGGCTTTGGCTATCAAGTTGGGCATTATTCATTCAAAGTCCTTCAGATTTAGGTTACGACGATACCGGTTATGATTTACCACCTCTTGATATACGGTACCATGAAATACCGGTTGACCATACCACAGCCGGAGCAGAAAAAGACGGCCAGTTTAAACTTATAAGAGATGCAGCACTATCCCTTCAGGACGCGGCTAAAGAAAAACGCGACAGCATAGATGCAAGAGTTGCAAAGATGACCGAAATAGTGAACTTAAGTCCAGATGATAATTTTATACTCTGGCATGACCTTGAAGCCGAGCGACACGCAATTAAAAAAGCTCTTCCTGATATGGTGGATATATACGGTAGTCAAGATTATGAGTTAAGAGAAAAGAGAGTTATAGATTTCTCAAACGGTAAGATAAAGCTATTTGCAACAAAGAAAGAGCTTTCAGGTAGTGGATGTAACTTTCAAAAGCATTGTCATAGAGCTATATTTTTAGGGATAGATTATGAGTTCAACGACTTTATACAGGCTGTCCACAGAGTTTACCGCTTTTTACAGAGGGAACAGGTCATAATTGATATCATCTATACCGAAAGTGAGAGACAGATTTTAAAAGTGTTACTGCAAAAGTGGAAACAGCATGATTATATGACAAACAAGATGACAGAGATTATAAGAAAATATGGACTTTCATGTACTGTAATGGCTGAAAAAATGCAAAGAACTATGGGGGTGGAACGTGTGAAAGTTGAAGGTAAGAAATTCACAGCAGTAAACAATGATTGCATTGTGGAAATGGAGCATATTGAAGATAACACTTTTGACCTTATTCATACATCAATACCGTTTGGTAATCACTATGAGTATTCAGCAAATTATAATGACTTTGGGCATAATTCGGACACAGATAGATTCTTTGAACAGATGGACTTTTTATCTCCCCAGCTCCTAAGGACTTTAAAACCAGGACGTGTTTATGCATGCCATGTAAAGGACCGTGTATTATTCGGCAACGCTACTGGAACTGGAATGCCAACAGTAGAACCTTTTCACGCCCTCTGTATAGAACATTACATAAAACATGGATTTCAGTACTTTGGAATGATTACAGTTGTTACGGACGTTGTAAGGGAGAACAACCAAACATACCGCCTTGGATGGACTGAACAATGTAAAGATGGTACAAAGATGGGTGTCGGTTGTCCTGAATACATATTACTTTTTAGAAAATTGCCTTCAGATACATCAAAAGCATATGCAGATATACCTGTATCAAAAACCAAAGATGAGTACACAAGAGCACAATGGCAGATAGATGCACATGGGTTTTGGAGATCATCAGGAGATAGGTTGCTTACTAAAGATGAACTGGCGAATATGCCAGTAAACAAATTACAGTCAGCATATAGAAAATACTCGAGAAATAAAATTTACAGCTATAAAGATCATGTGGAACTTGCAAAGAAACTTGACCAAGATGGAAAGTTACCAGCATCGTTTATGGTTGTAGCTCCAGGCTCATGGAATGATATGGTCTGGGATGATATAAACCGAATGAAAACTCTGAATACAAAACAGAGCCAAAAGAGGTTACAAATGCACGTTTGCCCTCTTCAAATCGATATCGTTGAAAGGACTATTAACAGATATTCAAATCCTAACGAACTTATTTTAGACCCATTTGCGGGACTAATGACGGTACCTGTGACAGCTGTAAAAATGGGTAGAAGAGGTTACGGAATTGAACTTAATACAGATTACTTCCGGGATGGAGTTGGATATCTTCAATCAGCTGAAATAGACGCAAGTACTCCAACATTGTTTGATTTTATGGATTTCAATACTAATGAGGTTGATGCTATATGAATGTTATGGAGAAGTTAAAATCTATTAACGCTGAAAAAAGAATAGCAGATTTCATGGTTAAACAAAAACAACCGTATGAGTTCAAAAAGAGTTATGCATATAAACGTGCATATGAATTCATAGATGAGTGTGAAAAACGGGATTTAAACTATCATGTATCAGTTGGAGGACTTGACAGTATCGCATTATATATATTTCTTCAATCAATAGGTATAAAAATCCCGGGCATATCTGTTTCGTATTTGGAGGATAAGAGCATACGAGCGGTACATAAGCAACTTGGAATAATATCGCTTAAACCTCTAAAAAAAGAGAACGGAAAACCTTGGAGGAAGGTAGATGTTATTGAGAAATTCGGCTTTCCTGTTTTATCAAAAGAAATAGCTTCAAAAATTGAAACTCTACAAAATCCAACTCCAGATAATGCTACCGTAAGACACGCGATAATCACAGGAGAAACAGGAGATTACGGAGGAAATAGAACAGGTTCAAAAATGAAACTTGCGCAAAGATGGCTTGAACTTTTTGGAGGTTCAGAAAACGAAAATGAAGGTGTTTGTTATCAATGTGCCAAATTCAAAGTTTCTGCGAAGTGTTGTTACTATCTTAAGGAAAAGCCATGTGACGATTGGGCAAAAGAAAATAATAGTGTTCCATTTTTAGGACTTATGGCTTCAGAAGGGGGCAGAAGAGCAAAAACACTAATGATAAATGGCTGCAATTATTTCGGTAAATCAAAAATAAGATCTGCTCCATTTGCAATATTCAATAGACAAGATTTGCTGCAATTAGTTTTAGAATTGAATGTGCCGGTACCTGAAATATATGGAACAATTCAAAAGAAAACGGACGGTACCCTCTATACTACAAAAGCTCAAAGAACTGGCTGTGATATGTGTGGTTTTGGAATTCAACTAGAAAAAAGACCTCACAGGTTTGATAGATTGCGTGAAAGTAATCCTAACGCATGGAACTTTTGGATGTACAGAATGGGTTGGGGTGAAGTATTAGATTATATTGGAGTTGAGTGGAGACCAGAAAAGTATAAACAAGTAAGTTTATTTGAAATGGAGGGTGCTATATGAAAATAACATGTACAAAAGAGTGTTTGATGGAAGGTATCAATATAGTGCAAAAGGCAGTTTCAACAAGAACTAGTGTGCCAGTTTTAGAAGGAATATTACTTACTGCTAACGATAGATTTAAGATGACCGGCTATGATATGGAAATGGGCATAGAAGCATATGTTGATGCTGAGATTAAAGAACCTGGCTGCATAGTTGTAAACTCAAAAATGTTTGGTGAAATTGTTAAAAAGCTCTTTGATGATGTGACAATTGAGGTAAAGGCAGATTTAAAAGTTATAATTACATCCGGTTCATGTAAACTTGAAATAAAAGGCTTGGCAGCAGAGCAATACCCTGCGTTCCCAGAGATTGAAGAATCAGCTAATTTCGAAGTTGACCAGAAGATAATAAAAAGTATGATTCGACAGACTACATTCGCGGCTAGCGTTGATGAGGGAAGGCCTGTTCTTACAGGCATATGTGTTGAATGTAACAATAGTGAATTAACTTTTGTGGCTATTGACGGATTCAGGATGGCATTAAGACAAAATAAGATAGACTTCAACGAACAAATCAAAGCCATTATTCCTGCCAAAACTCTTAATGATATAGGCAAAATACTTACAGAACAGGGAAAGGTAACAATATTCATTGAAAAAAGCAAAATTATGTTTGAGGTTGATAACTGTAAAGTGATATCGCGACTTTTAGAAGGTGAATATCTAAAATACGGTTCAATAGTTCCAAAGGATTATGAAATAACGCTTTCAGTAAATACAAAAGAAATGATGCAAAGTCTTGAAAGAGCCTCCTTGATATGTGCATCTGACAGTAAAAAGATTCCGGTTACATTTAAGATAGGAGTTGATGATATTAACATAACAGCTCAGGCTGAAGCCGGAACTGCTAATGAAAAAGTTAAAGCAGAGATAATTTCAGGGAATTCAATGGAAATATGTTTCAACCCTAAATATTTGTTAGACGCACTTAAGGCTATAGAGGATGAAATAGTATATTTTTGTTTTTCTTCAAACATTGGTCCATGCACAATCGTTCCTTTACAAGGTGATGGATATATTTACTTAGTTTTACCGGTTAAGGCGGGTTAGTTATGAACTGGACAAAGGAAGAGTTAATGGAAGTTCTGAAGAATAATCCATCACTTAAAATCCGGAAAGGAGATTTAGACCTCCTTCCGGATGAACCTAAAGGAGTTATATTAAAACCTTCTGTAAAGGGTGGTTGGAGGGAAGACCTGAAAGAAGCTTTGTCAAATGCAAGGAAAGAAATACTTCGACAACAAGAAAACCGAAGATACAAGAAAGGATGAGTAGACATGGGATTCAAAATAATATATGAACCTTCAGGGCGTGCAAAGGAATATGGTGATCTTGCATTAAATATCTATACAGGTTGTTCCTTTGGTTGTACGTATTGTTTTTCACCACTTGTTTTAAAGAAAGATAGAGAATTATACCATAAGGAAATAAAGGCCCGCGATAATCTCCTTGAAAAACTAGAGAAGGATTGTCAACTAAATCTGTTTGAGGGTAGGAAGGTACATCTTTGCTTCACTTGTGATCCTTATCAGGATTTAGATGTCGAAGCAAAAACTACCCGGGAAGTATTAAAACTTTTTAAGAAGTATAACATAAACTTTCAGATTCTCACAAAAGGAGGTTTGAGAGCAGTAAGAGACTTCGATTTATACAAACCCGGCGATTCCTTTGGAAGCACTCTTACTTTCTGGGGCGAAAACGATTCAAAAAGATATGAACCAGAAGCTGCAACACCAAAAGAAAGGCTTGACGCTCTTAACATCGCCCACCTAAAAGGAATTAAAACTTGGGTAAGTCTTGAACCGGTAATCTATCCCAGACAAACATTGGAACTTATCGAACTTACTCATTCTTATGTTGACCTTTACAAAATTGGCACAATTAACTATAACAACCGCAAAAACGAGATAGATTGGAAAAATTTTGGAGAAATGGCGATTGTATTACTTGAAAGCTACGGGAAAGAGTATTATGTTAAAGATGATCTGCGAAAGGAAATGAACAAGCGAAGGAGGGAGTAATTGTGTTTATACGATACCATGAAGCAGAAAAATTGTTCATGATGTACCAAACTCTACAATCTATCTTGGAAAGTTTGCAGCTAAATTTAAAAGGTATTAATGAAGACAATGAGATAGATGACACAATATACGCCCTTATTATGGGAAACAAAAGACTTGATAGAACAGTGCCTATGATTGGGAATGTGAGCGATTCTACCGGAAGCTTGGCGGTAAAAATCCCTATCAATCAGAAAATCCTTGCAAAAGAAATCACAAAAGACGTTCTTAAACTTTCGATTATCATCCAAAAAATCGAACTTGCTAAGAAAAACTTTTCAAAGAAACAAACACTAATTATGGAATTGTTTTATTGGGGGGAGAATACCTGGGGGCAAGTCGTAAACAAAATAAAGCCTGTAATATCGGTTACAAGTGCTAAAAAGGAAAGAAATTGTGCAGTAAACAAAATTGTAAGCATATCAAAAATAACTGTAGAGGATTATAATTGGATCGTAAAATTAGTAAAAGGAGAAGAAGGGGAATAAAATCCTTCTTCTCCTTTTTTATTAAACTATTCAATCCAAGCAGTATCTCCTTCAATTCTAGCTGTAAGTCCAAGTGACGATAATTTGATATATGTGATGTCATTATAAACATATGAATCCTCTGTAGGTTGGGAAGTTTTTGTCTTTACCATAACAGGATCTTTCCCTGGAAGTGCAATATATAAATCTCCATCTATATTTTGTATATGGCCAAAAATAGAAGCTGCAATATACTGGTCACCATTGTAAGTGATAATAGTTTCTTTATTTAGTCGAAGAACTAAATCAGACTTCAAATTGTATACTTTCTTATTTGAACCAAATTTTTCTACAGAATCTGTTGTTGTAGGTGTGGGCTTTGTCTCAACGACCTCAAGAGTTGGCTCAGGTTCTGCTGTTTTTTCAATTACCGGCGTACTTTCTGTGCTCATTTGTTCAATCTCCACCCTTCGCTCTTCAGGATTCCAATTGACTTCAACACCTAATGCCTCTCCGGTTGCTTTCAAGGGCAAATATGTTGACCCGTCAATTGCTACAATCGGCTTGTCGCTCTGAAATTCTTCCCCGTTTACCAAGACTGGGAATGTTGCTTTTTGTGCAGTGAAAACATTAATAGTATCCGCAAAAGTTGTAATACCTAACATTCCTACTGCACCAATTATAATCCCCATTATAACTTTTTTCATAGAATCGCCTCCCTTTTATAAATAATATTATATCATAAATTGTAAAATTAATACACTTAAATTGTCGTTTAAATTGTCGTTTTCTTTGCTCTTACAGGTACAAACGTAATAGGATTATACCAAATATGATTGTCAAGTGTATCATATAAAACAAAATTTGAAACCAAATTATAAGAACTACCAAAACCAGTGTTTGTAGCATCGAAATATGTTTGTGTATAAACCCAATCATTAGTACTTTCTTGCCAACGATAGACTTTCCCTCTAATTGTTTCTGATTTCGCCGTAAATCTACCATATGGAGCAGCTACAACATACTCTTCAAAAGTCACGTTAATCTCATTAAATACAACAGCCTCCCATCTTGGAACATCTGTTCTATAGTATATCACAAAATATTTATATGTAGCGTCCATAGGAGGCAATATACCTAAAGGATTTGGAGTATAAGGAATTACTTTTTTTAATCTTGTAGGTTTAATATTACCATATAAAGACATAACATCTAATGTATTTAAAACTCTATCGCAAATAATTAAGTTATCATAATATCCAGCTTGTGCTTTATTATTTATTCCTAATGGAAAATACATATAACCTGACAAACTAGTTATAGTTGTAGATGTTTTTGTATTATTTAACTCTCCATTAATGTATAATTTTAGTGTATCTCCATCATATGTGACTGCAAAATGATACCACGTATTTAATATAATATCTATAGTAGATGTTATTTCATCAGTATCACTACGTCCGAATTTTAATTTATAACCAGAAGTTATATAAAATTGAGCAGTAGGAGCAGAATCTGGGAAACTTCCAACCTTAAACATATATCTATTTCCATTAGCATAACTTGTAATTTTTGACCAAAATGCGATAGTATAAGGCTTTGTACCTAAAAAAACACTAGTTAATGTTGATGAATGAATAGAAGTGCCATTAGATGTAGTAGCAGCAAAAATACATCTTCCTGATATTCCATCATCATAACTTATATTTCCACCTAAATTATAACCATTTGAACTATTATCTAACAAGTTATCTTCAAACAAATATTGTGCAACAAAACTATTGGATATTGCTTTTCTTAATTTTATATTTTGAAAACTCATTATGACCTCCTTAACATCCAGCCATCTAAAGCTTGAATAATGTTGTTTATTTTGTTAGCTATTTCTTCTGTGGTAGATGTGGAAGTTAGATTATCTGCTATGAGAGGTAATTCTTCATCTGTAATTTCTACTAACTGATTTGGTAGCCAGTCTGTTTTCGCTAGTGCTTCAGCCTGAGTAAGGTATTGTATTACTCCCGTGCAATTATCATCAAAGTATTGGTTTCCTGCTAAGTGTGTTATTTCTCCTTCTGAACCTATTTTTAAGGACGCTCCATTTTCGGGGATCAACGAAACACCTTCACCAAGAAGGGCGTTGTAAATTCTAAACACAAGCTTTCCTACACTCCCGTCATATATCTCGACATCACCCATATTTTCAGATGTATTATTTGTGCAAAATCCATTCAAAACATCACTATCATTATATGTACGAAACTGATTGTCCGAAATTTCTATTCTCCTATTCGGTGGTTTAGCCGTTCTGATTATAGGGCCAATAATTTCTATCAAAGCTTCAATTACACCAGCCGTTATTTTGTCAGCTGATATGCTTTCAATCTTTTCATTGGCAACACTCAAATCCTCTAATTTAAATCCCGACATTTCTCCATAATTAGTAAATGTGTTATCTACAAACTTTGAGGATTTGAACGATTTACTTAATTTTTCTTCAAGTCGCTCATTGGGATCTCCAAGTTCAAGCTCGCATTTCCAAGGTTGAAACAAGTTGTATTTGTGTCGATTAATTCTCAATCTTTCATAAATGTTTAACCCATCATGAATAACATCTGCCATATCTCCAACAGAAAAATCTTCGTGAGAATATTCAGGGAGAGTTCTTAAATCATCGATTTTGATTGAGTATGTGTATTTTGGGCGACAGTTCATATCTAGATATATTTCAGCAGCGTCCATTAATTCTTGAGGGTCGGATACATCAGGATTTGTGTAAATGTTGACATATGTATTTGAAGTATAGGAATTGTTCGTTATGAATTTATTTCCGCCATTTACAGAAGCAATATCAAGATTATCTTTCCCAAAAGGGTAGAGCTTTGTAATTAACTTATTGCTTTGAGTTCTGGTAATGTTTTTCATGTTTTTTGCATATCTAACCTGGAAGCCGGTATAGTTTTGCCATGTGCCTGACGCCCTTAAACTAACGGTTTTATTTATACTGTCAAAGAGAAGATTGCCTCCCCATATCTCATGTATAGATTTAATTAGTGTCAGCCTGCTTACCTTCTCCATTTCCAAGTCATGAATACCTGTAACGTCAACTGTGCCAATTGTCCATCCTGAGCCATTTAAGACAGCATATAAAGCATGTGCGGCAGTACCAACGGAATATAATCCGTCAGAAAGGTCAGTGCCACCACCAACAATGATTACTGCCAAGTCAGCCGGAATTGGTACCGTAGGATCATTGGTAAGGTAAGGCTCAATATACATTGCATCAAGTTCATTCCAAATTTCCTCTGTCATTACTTTAGCCCATTGTTTACCGGACTGATCCATTGTTATATCAATGGCATCTTCTTTTAATAAACTATACACCCTTTCATGCGTATAAATCTTGCACTCAGGAGTTAAGTGTCCAAGTTTTTCAGAGTTAACAGGTAAATAAAATTCCAATGTACTTTCGGCGTTAATCCTACAATCTACAGAACAGTCCCGCATACCATCAGTAGGGGAGAGGAAGGCAACTTTTTGTCCAGAAGAATTTTTAACTAATATACTTTCAGGTATTTGCATAAAAATCACCTTTTCTTAATTATAAATATTTATCAAACCACTTAATTGTGATGTTAGAACTTGAAACTACTGCATGGGTTCCGGGTTGAATCTTTGGGAATTTATCATTCCAATCATTTACGGCGTTCGACGTACCTATGTAAGCTGTTTTGGCATCAGTATTTACGACCAGCTTTTGGCCGGCTCCTATTGTACCTGAATAAGACAATGTAACTCCATCAACTGTGAGACTTGGATTAGTTACTGCTCCGGATATTTCAATAATTAATCCGCTTTCAAATGTACCATTGTTTACTGCGTTTCCGCTTCCGATAAGAGATTTTTCCGTATAAGAATATTTGAAAGGGTCATTCATTTTGAAGGGAATAACAAATTCTCTCCATGATGAATAATTTGTAGGAGTAATTTTGCCAGAATATTTAACCTTGTAAACGATGTTTGGATCGTTCATAAAAATAAGCTTTTTTTCGCCAGATAAGGGATTGAGGTATTTCGCATAATTCCTTTGGTATTGTTCTTTTTCCTCAGCCGTTAACCCATCCGGGGTGCATACTTTTAGCTCGATAACATCTGCTTTAAACTCACTGCCATGATCGATTTCTCCATGCCTTCCGGGTACTTCTTCTGAATTATCTCTAGTTGGAGGAATAAGACTTTTTGTGACTTCTGTAACTTTAACTCCAAGGGGTTCAAGTACATTTTCTGTTGTTACAATAAAATATTGACTGTCGTCATAAGTTCCAAGAATCAAAGCCATAACTCAAACGCCTCCTAATATAAAAATAGTGCCGTGCTTGTGAGGCACGGCATCTTTTGTTTATTCTGTGATTTGTTCATCCGTAATTTCTACCAGCTTATTTTCGAGCCAAACAGCAGTTTTTTTATTCATCTCATCATTATATGTTAACAAATTAACTTCTGGTTTTTTTAATATTTCGTCTAGCCATTTAAGACCATCTTTTATATACTGCTCTAATTCTGCTTTTGGAAAGAAAATTCGTATATACCAAGGTATCTTTTCGTATATACCAGCCCATACTTCAGTCCATTTGACTGGTCCAGTTTTGCTTCCGTATTGCTGCTCGGCTTTCGCGATAAGCGAACGTATTATAAATTTAACGGAATCTCTTTTACCCATCTTCCAAAGTATTATAAGTACTGTTACAAAAGCCAAAACAGCAAGTACACCTAACAAATTAGCTCTCAAAAACCCTAATATAGTGGTTATCATAATACATCCATCCTCTCATATTTATAACTATTTTTTATCCGAACAAATTAGCACTATTTTGCTTTTCCCGTCCCAAGATACAGAACAGTCGAAAGCTTCTGCTAAATACCGTACAGGCACAAAAGTCCTGTCATTTATAATTGTTGCTGCAGTATCCATCTGAAATTTTACTCCGTTAATCTCATAATATGATCTTCCTATGCAAAACACGAGGGTTTTGTGTCCAAGAATGAAAGTAGCTTCCTTTTCTGCATCGTTCCACTCAACTGTTGCACCTAAAGATTCAGCTATTGATCTGGCGGGAACTAACACTCTACCTTCAACATTGACTGGATCAATATCAAGGAGTTCCCCGTTAACTTTTACACTTATTTTGTTTGATGCCACTGGAATTTCTTTTGATTCAGGCGGATTAAATTCCCAATGCCAAGGCTCAACTGGATAGTTGTAAAATCCATACTTGACCGCATTTTTGAGAAGCCACGCATAATCCTTTGTTTTCTTCTGAGCTGCAATATCTCCCGAATTTGTACCTCCAACGCTTAAATTTAAGTCGAGAGCTCTGCCGGTTCCATGCGGAAATCCTCCATCAGGGTCTGCGACATATCTCCTTGCCATATCTTTAAGTTGTGCCAGTGTTTTGCTCGGATAAACTTTTTTCAGGCTTGCAATTTTGTTATTCCAAAGTTGTGTTTGTCTTGTCTTTGTTCGGGTTGCTGAACATATTGTAAAGATATTATTCGTAAAGCCTTCCCAGCGAGCATTCATCAGCATAAAAGCCCATCCTATGGCTGCCTGCTTATGCATAACATGGCTTGCTACTTGGAACAAATCTTCTTTTTTTAAATAAGATTTATCCTGAAGTCGGCAACCACCCTTACCTTTTTCAACATTTTGGGGAATATATTGGTTACTAATGTCATTAACCGTAAGTTCATCGCGAACATCTTTGACGAGCAATTGCATTGTTGTATTATCTACTATCCCTGTTACAGGTATACCTTTATAGTATTGATATACAATTAACCCTGCAGCTGTTAATTGACCCATTATTCCGTCAATAGAACCAATATCGAACCCTATTTTACTTAATGCCATCTGAGCGTTATATATACTTTTATCCACAAGTATTACTCCTTTCTATTTAATAATCAACTCTATTATTTTAGGAATTGCTTTTATGAACGCAGCTATAACAGTAGTAACAGTTGCGGTAATAGCAACAACTTTAATCGTTTCTAGTCGTTTCAAAGGTTTTTCTTTGTTGTCGTCAAGAACATTCATTATTTTTTTAATTTCTTCCTTATGATCTTCAACTGCTTTTTGACTTTCAATTTTTGCCACTTCTCTAAAATTTTTATTTTCCTGTTTCATTTCTTTAACCGAATCATTTACAGCATTTTTCATTTCTTTAATAGAATCATTTACAGTAGATTTCATTTCTTTAATACAATCGCTTATATTTTTCACCGCTTCCACTGTAATACCAGATTCTTTTTCTGCATTGCTCATTCTTGTATAAAGCTCTCTAATAGAAATTTCATGACTATTGGATTGTTGCTTAATTGCACCCATTTCTTGCAATGCATCAGAAATTTTCTGTACAATTTCATTCGCCAATTTATCATCCATCTATTTAGCCCCTTTCTTGATTAATTTTGAAGGTAGGGGCTGTTTCGGGGGACAAGATGGCTTATCGAAATCTTTGTCTTTACCTAACAACTTGTCAAATATGTCTTTTAATATTCCCATAAAATCAGTCACCTCCTTTAAACTCTTGTTTTAGCCCATTTACTGTAGATTCTTGGGTTAGTGATTGATTGAAATACGACTTTGCAATGTTGCTGTCTCGAATGCAATATACCATCATGGTTAAAAACCATACTATAATCACTGCACTTGTAACCGCTGTAAGCCTTTTATTGACCTGATTTGTTTGAATTACTGAATCTTGAACAAGCTTTGCCATTTCTTTAAATTCATCCTGCATAGTTATACACCTTCCTTTTATCTCCCCTAAATAAATGCATAAAAAAGAGAGCCGTTTAGCTCTCTTTAGGTCGGTGTACTAAAATACACCCTTGCCCATGGGATGCCCAGTTAAATTTTGAGTGCTAGCACCACCCCCTGGGCAGGAGCATCGGTCGTCACCTTAGGCACTAGCTTATTTATTTTACAATACTCGACATTTTTTGTCAACTTCCCAAACTCAAAACTGCTCTTTTAAGTTCTCGTGACAATATTGTGCTATCAACATCATCTTCCATAACATTTTTTTCGATATTTAAGAGCGTACCAATTTTAATCTCCCGCTCATGTTTATTATTTGTTATAGATTTTTGTCCGCCAGATGATAGAATTGATATGAGTTCTTTTAAGCTTGTTGATAAATTAGGCGGGAAGACAAGCTCTCCAGGTTTAAACATTGCAAATCCATACGATAACGTTTCCGCACCGGAATGAAACTTAGGATATTCGCCTAAACTTGGGTTTCTGCTATATTTCAATCTTAAATTGTTGTTATCTTGAGATAATCTGTTCATTTCTTCGATTGATCCAGAACCTTGTAATAGTTCCCATCGTTTTCCGTTATCTATAAATTTGTTGTAATCTGCATCCGACATCCCCCAATCATGGGAAGAAATATTACTTATTGACTTTGAAAGTCCTGATGAAATAGAACCAGCACGCGTCAAATCGCCAGTGCTGAGAGCATTCCTTAACGGAATTAAATAATTATCATTCCATTCTTGGAAAGCTCTTTTTGAAGTTACAGAGGCCATTGAGATTACATCTTGATTATGAGCACTAAAGGCTTTCTCAATTTGGCTGTAAACTTCTTTCCACTTAACCTTTTCTTTTTCAGCAGCTTCTTCAATAGCAGTCATTTCATCTTGAGCGGCTTTCTTTTTACCATCTAGAGCTTGTTTTTGTTGTTCAACCTCATAATCATGCTGCTCTTCAGCTATTTTTTTTGAAATTTCTACGACTTTTTCTCGTGCTTCTTCAGATGTTCGGACTTGCCAATAAGCCAATTCTTTTCGGAGATCGTCCATTGTTTTTGCATGGTCACGGTCATCTTCTGATTTTTCCAAAGCATCTTTCTCTTTTTCAATATCTTTAATGGCTTTCTCAAGAGCTTTTTTCTTTTCTTCTACTTCTTTTTCAATCAATTCAACCTTTTTATCATGCAACTCATCAAGAAGATCCTTTTGATCTGATATGTAATCTTTGTAGTAGTCCATATCTTCTTCACGTAATTGTTTTTGAAGGTTATAAATATTAAGCGTAGCTTCTTTGACAGCATCCGCATTGTTTTTTTGGTTGTCTCGAACACGTTTCCAAGCAGCAATTTCTTCTTGTGTAGACAACTCATTAAACGATTTTTTCTTTTCTATCCAATCAATAGAAGTTTGAAATCTTTCATCTATAAGAGTTTGTTCAACCTCATATATACGTTCTTCCATGTCCATACGCTCTTCGGCTGTTTTAACATGCATAGACTTGATTTGTTTAAGTCTTTCTAACTCTTGCTCTGTAGATATTTTATTCATTCTTTTTTGATGCTCAAGAAGATTTAATGCATTTTGCAAAGCAGTATTTGTTTCATTTTTAATTTTACTACTACTATTGCTACTTTTTTTGTCAGCATTCGAAACGCCGAAAGACGATGAGTTTAAAAGGTTTTTCTTTTGTTCAATTGATTCGTACAATTCCCCAAGAGCCAAAATTTGATTGCCAGCTGCAACGGCCTGATTATATTCTTCCTCAGTAGGGTACATACGATTTAAACCGGTCCTGGAGTACTCATAAAAACTCATAGTGCTATTGATAAGCCCCAGACCACTCCAAGCAGAGTTGGCAGTTTTTAAGTCTTTGATGGCCTCAACTTCAAGTCCATATGCATTAATTCTGGAAAGAGTTTCTTTTATGACTGCTTTTGTTTTTTGGGCTTCTGCGTCAAGGGCTATCTCTTGCTCTTTAATTTTCTCTTTTCTGAGAGCTTCGATAGCACTTGTTTCGATTTTATATGAGTCTCCTACTTGAATGATACTGTTTGATAATTTGGGGTATTTGTCTATCAGGTCATAAACTTGGTCTGCACTTAGTTTATTGCCTTGATTAAAAGTGTCCAGAGTTTGATTTAATGTACTTATATCAGAAGTCAAATTTTTAGTTTCTTCGGAGGCCTGAGAAGTATTTATGCCTAAATTACTTAACCCATCAGATGTTTTTAGTGCTCCTGATGTGGCCTTGGAGAATAGTTCTTCTATGAAGGGCGAGAAGTCGGCTAGCCTCTGTTGACTATTAGATGCATCCTGCATACTTTTTTTAAGTGAATCCAGCTTTTGTGAGTACGATTCAACATCTTTTGTCTTATACATTTCAGCTATTATATTGTTTGTTTCAGATATCTCAGCCCTAAAAGTATCATAGAAATCTGCGATATTTTTTTGTTCGAGATAATCTTCAAGAGTATTTTTGTTTTCCTTAACTTTTGTATCTAGATTATTGAATTCATCGGAAAGTGCGTTTATTGTTTCGATAACGTCCTTGCTTTTGTTCGGTATTTTTTGAAGCGTATTTATGATGTCCTGCAGACTGTCTCTTCTTCCTGTAAGAGAATCTTTGATGTCAAGCCAATAAGATATATTCCCAAGTTCGCCTTTGGTTACACGCAAATCCGCATTATTAAGCCCGTCTATTGCTTGAGATATACTGTCAGGATCGCTTATATAAATACTGCTTTTATCCACTTTTTCAAGAGACTTTTTGGCCTGATCCGCTCGGGCACCAGTGGCAGCCATTTGCTCTTTTGCTTTTTTCGCAATAGCTTCGTCGATAATCTTAATTTGTTCAACATATTTGCCGTTAACTAGATCCAGTTTTTCGGCCTCAAGATCATATGTTTCAAGAAGTTGGTCTTGAATCCTTTTGAGTTGTTTTTTGCTTTCCTCTGTAAGATTACCGCTCCTGGCAATATCTTCGTAAGATGTTCTTAGATCTTGAAGTGCTTTTTGCTCTTGTTTAAATTGGTCGGCTGTCATTTTGGCTTGATTAGCAGCTTCTTTTTGGGCATTGACCATCTTAAAAATCCAGTCAACAGCTAATCCAATAGCAAGCCCAGCAGCAACATTGAATGCAACATTCAGTGCCAATCCTAAAGCCTTACCTGTAAAAGAAAGCAATTTCATTCCAACATTAATTTCTGTAAGTTTTGCTCTAAAAGCATTGGCTCCTATGGTTGCTTTTTGCCAGAAAGTTGGGCTTTGAATACCTTCATATGCAAGCAAACTCTTTTGTTCGA